TGCTCTACGAACAAGCCAAGCCTCTCGTTGAGAAGCTGATGCACATCGCTGTGCTGTACCACGCAAGCCCGGCGCTGCTGCGCCAGAAGATGCACGAGGCGCTGGAGTACATCCCGCACCTCGACGCCGCGTGCCTAGAACGTGGCTGTGCCTGCCACGATCCCCGTGAAACCAACCCCAACCCAACCACCAAGGAGAACCAACCATGACCCGTTACAACATCGACACCTGCGCCATGCTCACTGAGTTCAACGCATCGGTCTGGACCGCACGCAAGCTCGACAAGGGCGCGACTGAGGAGATCGTCTCTGCCAAGAATGCAGGGGCCAAGGACGCCGCCCGTGTGAACAAGCACCTGCTGGCAGGTCGCAACGAACTGGAGGTCATCCAGTCCATGATCGGTCGTGCTCGCCAGTACGTGTACGACAACACCCTGCCATGGTCCGACTCAGGGCTGCGCCTGTTGCCCACCATCAACTTCGAGAAGTTCGCCACCAAGATGAACGAGCTTGAGCAAGAGTTCGAGGACTTGGTCAAGAACTTCGTGACCATCTATCCGACGCTCATCACGGCACAGGCGATGGCGCTGGGCGATATGTTCAAGCGCGACGACTACCCCACGGCCAACGAGATCATGACCAAGTTCAGCTTCCGGGTGAACTACATGCCTGTGCCGACGGCGGGAGATTTTAGGATTGATGTTGGTAACGCAGCCATGGACGACATCAAGGCCAAGCTGCAACGTCTTGCCGACGAGCGAGTGGAGCAAGCCATGGCCGATGTGCGCAAGCGCCTCGGGGATCACTTGAAGCGCATGTCCGACCGCCTGACCACCGACTACGTGGCGGGTGAGGCCAAGCCCCGCAAGTTCCACGACTCTCTTGTCGAGGGTGCGCTGGAGTTGTGCGACATGACCAAGGCGCTCAACGTCACGGGGGATACCGACCTTGAGTCCACGCGCAGCCAGTTGGAGCAGTTGCTGTGCAACGTGTCTCCCACAGAGCTACGCAAGAACGCCGCTGTGCGTGACGATGTGAAGAAGAACGTCGATGCAATCCTCGACAAGTTCAGCTTTTGATAGGAGGGCCCACATGTGAAGTACCAATCCCTTGGACAGCACCTGCTGCAAAACAAAGCACACAGGAGGGCGGGCATCAAACACTCGCCCTTGTTCAACCTCAGAGAGTGCTGCGAGGCAGCGGGGGTAACCCCGCAGTGGTACGGGCGCATGGCGCATCAGCACTCTGGAGCCCCCGCCCCCGTACTGCGCTGTGGCAAACGCAACGTCCCGCTGTATCGCAAGCACGAGATCGCTGAGTGGGTCGCCCACATTAAACAACTTACCCAGACCAAAGAGAAAGGAACGGTCATGCCTTCTTTACAAGACGCTTTGCAATCTGCGCTCGCGCAAAAAAGCGTGATGCCTCTCCCCGAGGCGACCCTAAACCAGCCTGCCATCCCGGCAGACTGGGACGACGAAGGCGGCGCAGCCGTCATCACTGAAACCGCAACCACGCAACCCAAGGAGAAACCAATGAAACATTTGTTCACAGCCACCAACAACGTGTCCCGCGAGACGTTCAACTACGTGCGCGACAACCCCGGATGCACACGCATGGAGACCATCCGCGCGCTGGAGGCCAAGGGGTTCAACCGCACCTCGGTCAGTTCGATCCTTGCCTCGATGCTGGCGCAGGGCTTGGCAGAAGGCAACTCGACAGGTATGCGCACCATCGTTGATGAGTACCAGCCGCTCAAAGCCCCCAGCGCGTTCAGGAAGCAGCAACAGCGCTTGCAGGAGGAGAAGGCCGCGCGTAGGGCACAGCGCAAGCAGGCAAAGATTGTGCGGCGCAGCAAGCCCATGGTGGAGGAGAATGCGCCTTCGCTGGTGTTGCGGCCCACGCCCGGCTCGTGGTCACCGACTGATGTGCTCAACGGGTTGTCCGTCATTCAGGCCAAGGCCGTGTACGAAGAACTCCAGAAGATTTTCAACTGAAAGGAAAGCGCCATGAAGAAAACCATTCCTTGGACTCCCGTCGGCCACGCCGACTTCAAGTGGACGAGCGGTTCTGATGTGCAGGCAACTTGGCGCAAGTACGGCTGGACACCGCCCAGCGAGAAGATGACCCCGCCCCCACCCGAGAAAGTCCCCCAGACACATTGGGAACCGATGCGGAGGGTGAAATGAACGAAGACGAAAAGCGTGCGGACTTCCTGTTCAACCTGAAGTTCTGGCTGGTCGTGGTGGCGGTGGGCCTTTTGCTTTATGAGGTGCTGGGATGACCCTTTTCATAGTCCTCCTGCTGCTTGCCATCTGCGTGGCGCTGATCGGGGCCCTTGGTGTCGTGTTGTGGTGGAGCGAGGATGAAATACGAAAGACAGAAGCAAGTTCGTGAACTACTGCGAGAAACAGCGGACGGATTGACAGTGAAACAAATGCACGAAGCCACAGGGGTGTGCACCTCGCACTTGAGTCGCATGCTCAAAAAAATGCCGGACGCGTACATCGACAGGTGGGTAGCCAACGACACGCAGCGCAGGTGGTACGCCGCCGTATGGTGTGTGGTTACGCCCCCGCCTGACTGCCCCCGCCCCCAAGGAAGAAGAAAGGCCAAGCCATGAGTTTTGTCAGTCAGCAACTTGTTTTGCCAAAGTCGTCCAGCACCCAGCCCCAGCATCCGCTGCGACTGTGCAACAAGTGCCAGAGAGATACACCCCCGGAGGGCGGCGTGCAGATGTCAGCAACCAAATGGTTGTGCGCCGCGTGCTGGACGCGCCGAGCAATACGAAAGCCTGCTTGATGGTCAAGCGTTTTACAAGCAGAATATCGGAGAAGAAAAGTGTTGAGGAGCAAGTGATGGCAGGGACGTGGTGGCCCTTCGATCGCGTGGATGCGAAGCTGTTGGAGAAGATCAACCGCAAGCGCACGCAGCCGAAGAAGCCCGACCTGCCCACTGCGCCTTTCTAAGAGTCAACTGTCGGCACAAGTTGGTCCACGTGCACAAGCCTTGTAGATGCGACTGCGCGTTGGTGAGTAGGGCAAGCCGACTGCTTCTGAAGTATGTCCTACTCACTCCAAGTTACAGCGGCGGGGGGCGCTGAATCTACACATCCCCCCACTTTTTAATGGAGAACCAATGGCAGCCACACCAGAAGCGAAAGTCAAGAAACAAATCCGCGCCATCCTCGATGCGCACGGCGTGTACTACGCGATGCCAATCGGCACGGGCTACGGCAACTCGGGCGTGCCTGACTTCCTGTGCTGCGTGCATGGCAAGTTCCTCGCCATCGAGGCCAAGGCGGGCAAGGGCAAGACCACGGCCTTGCAGGACGCACACATCGCACGCATTCACACGGCTGGCGGCGTGGCCGTGGTCATCAATGAGGCGCTGGTTTCAATGCTGCCCGGGCTGCTGCGAACAATGAAAGAAGACAATGAACTCTAAACTCGCGGCCAAGTGCATGGCAGAACTGACCGAGGACGTGAAGCACATGGACGAGTCGGCGCAAGCCAGCTTCGCTTCGCTGCTGCCGCTTCTCTCCAAGCTGTACCGCCGGGACTCCACCGTCAAGGGCGTGCTGATCTTCTGCGACGCTGACAGCCAGACGATTGTTCGCATCAACGCGGACGAGTACGAGGCCAACGGCATGCTGCACACGGCCATGCCGCTACACGAAGAACTATTAAAGGCCGAAGCGCCTGACTGCGGGAGATTGAATTGAGTGCACCGTTTGACCGCATCCTAGCGATTGACTTCGAGACGCGCTGGTCGAAGGCGGACTACACCCTGTCGAAGCTGACCACTGAGGAGTACATCCGTGATCCCCGATTCAAGGCATTCGGTTTCTGCGTACACGAGTTTGGAAGCGCTGACCCCATCCGATGGGTTCGAGGAGATGACATACCTGAATACGTTTCTGGAATCGACTGGGGACGAACCGCCGTCCTTGCGCATAACGCCCAATTCGACGTTTCCATATTGGGGTGGCACTACGGGGTTGTACCAGCATTCATCTTCGACACCCTATCAATGGCGCGAGCTTTACGCGGCGTGGAGGTTGGCAATTCCCTTGCCAAACTCGCAGGAGATTTTGGTCTTCCCGAAAAAGGGCGAGCCGTACACAGTACTGATGGACTCAGTGAACTGGATCATCAGATTGAGGGAGAACTTGCGGAGTACTGCAAGCACGATGTCTTTCTATGTGAAGAAATATTCAAGCGACTGAGCGCAGGCTACCCCAAAAGCGAGCTACGCCTGATCGACATGACGCTCAAGATGTACACCCGCCCGCTGCTGGAGCTTGACTCCGACATGCTGGAGAACGCCCTTGTTGAGGAGAAGGAAAAACGTGAAGGACTCTTACAAAAGCTCGGCGTGGACGAGGCTGTTCTGGCGTCGAACCCAAAGTTTGCACAAGCGCTCCACGCGCTTGGGGTTGAGCCGCCTACAAAGATTAGTCGGACAACTGGCAAGAAGACCCTTGCGCTGGCGAAAAACGACGCCCTCTTTCAGGCATTACTTAACGGGTCCAACGAGGACGTGGCGCTCCTATGCGAGGCGCGCCTTAAGGTTAAGTCCACAACCGAGCGAACCCGGGCCCAGCGATTCCTAGACATCTCCCGGCGTGGCAAGCTGCCCGTGCCGCTGTCCTACTACGGCGCGCTGTCTGGGCGGTGGACCGCCTCCAAGGGGAGCGCCATCAACATGCAGAACCTAAAGCGCGGATCGTTCCTGCGCAAGGCGATCATGGCC